ACCCGTGATTGCAACGCCGCTGGCATTTTGCGTGGCCATCGTGCCAACACCAGAGACGTCAGCAATGGGAACCGTAGCGCTTGCCGTCAGCGGTGTTGTGCCGGCGCCCTTAACGTAGCCAGTCAGCGTATTGGCGCCTGTGCCGCCTGATGCCACGTTTACGGTGCCGCCTAGTGTGACCGCGCCTGGCGTTGCAGCCGCCGGAGTCAATCCAGTCGTGCCGCCGGAAACAGTATTCACCAGCCCAACGCCGACCGTAATCGTTGAGACGTTAGGGTTTTGTAACCAGATCAACCATTCACGCGCCGGTCGTTTGGTGATCGGATCTAAAAATGGCGATTGCGGGTAGCGCAGATAACCTGTTGCCATCAGTTCTCACCAACGCTGGCTTTGAGATTTGCAGAGACGATTGCCGACTTTACCGGATCGCTGGTGGACACTTCCCAGACACGATCTCTGGCCATGCCAAGCCGACGCCAGATCGCTCGGTTTTGGTACTTACCAATCCTGCCAATTGACGTCCAATGCTCGTTGGACCAAGTGGACCCGCCATCGTTCGACCAGCGCAGCATTGCCTGTGGGTCTTGCCCTTGACCTGTGCTCAGCCCAACGCCAGGCTGAAACTGGATCTGAAGCTCCTCAAAATACTGTCTCTGAAAGTCGGAAACAATGTGCGGAGTCCGACGTAATCGTCGGATTGGGTTGCCGGCTTCGGTGTAAGTTTCCGTGTCTACAATGTAGATGTTGCCGTTTTGGTAGTCGCCAACGAGGTTATACGTGTTAAAGAACGTCGCACAATTGCCGCGGTTGCGTTGAAAGTTATTCAACGGGTCCAGGCTCATCCACTTAAACCACAGCTTTGTCGTGGAGTCGTAGACCCAAGTGAGATTGGCCTGGGGGAAGGTAACGATGTACCACTCATGACCCGTGATCTGCATTGAGTAAGCAATGGCATCAGAAACGTCAAAGCCAATCAGCGAATTCTCAACAGCGTGCGTCGACAGCCGGACAAACTGGTAACCGTTAACCGTGCCGATTGTCGCGTGGCCAAGCAGATCCCGCGTGACAAACATGAACGTCTCAGCCCATCGAGCTACGCTGAATGGCGCGTTGATGCCGTGCTGGATGAACGTGCCGCTGATTGGCGTAAACGGGAAAGTAGCAATGGTCGGGTCTGGTGGTGGTGATTCAACCCAGACCTCAGTCGTAAACTCACCAAACAGAAAGAGCTGCTGATGATCAACAAAAATCGAAACCAGATTGTCCGATCCACCGTCCTTTCGCCCAAACAAACCGCCGGTGTTGTAGACAGACCCTGCGTCCGTTGCCGTAAATAGCTGGCTATCAGGTTTGTTGTAAACCACGTAGCCGTTGACATAATCGACAACCGTTGCACCAGCCCATAACCCATCGCTTGTCAGTTGGGCAAATGTTGCAGTAGTCAGATTGTAGAAATACCGCGCAACACCATCGGCAATGTAAGCCACAGTGCCGTTGGAAGCCCCGTCATCGGTCGTTTGAGTCTCGGTGATGCTCACGGGTCCAGATGACGTCGTGAGCGTGCCTACCTCTGTGTATGACCAGTTAGCTTGGATCAAATAGACTTTATTCGCAGCAACCGCAATCATCTGCCCAAACGGTGTCATCGTGCGCATTCCACGCACGGGACCATTCGGCAGCGTGACAATGGTGCGATAACCAGGCGTCGGCAGCAAAGCAACAACGCCTCGAGCGCCTTCGGGTTTTACAATGTCAACCTCTGGATACCAGTTGATACATTCTTGTGCATCCTGGTAAATAGTTGGCGCTTCGTAAGACGCCCCAACAAAACCAAAGTCAGCCATTAGACAAACCCGCCGGTCAAGATCCAGCTTGCGTCCTTGGCTTTACCGCTGAACAGCACGTCAGGAAATTGAGCAACCATGCTTGGACGCATATTGGTGCGCTTGAGTGTTGCCTTGGCCTGTGCTGCATAGGCGTTAATCATCGCCAGTTGCGTCGTGGAACCCTTGCCATACATTGGGCACAGACGCTCGGCCAAGCACCAGCGCAGAGCCATTAGATAGCCCTGTGGAAGCGCAATTGATTCCGTCAGATTGCCGTAACGCCTAAACATTGTGTCGGCAAACACGTGCATCTCACCCTGCGCCGGAGCTGGCCACAGATAGATCGTGCCAAGCAGCTCTGCCGGCTGGTAGTAGAGCGCCTTTGGCCAGGGTCCGTTGAGACTCTTGAGTCCAATCAGCTCGTACTGATCCAACCCAATGCACGCCACCGGATAATCCAAAGAGTTCTGCGATTGACCGCCGCCGCCGGCCTGGTTGATCACGCGAACGAATGCGCTGTTGATGCTGACTGGACGCTGATAGCTCGCCGTGATCGTCGTGCTGGCAACCGTCTGGCTTGTGCTGACAGTGTACGTGCCGGCCTGATTGACGTTGCCGCCAGCGCCCGTATTGAATTGCACGATGGTCGTGCCAGATGCGATGCCCGTGCCAACAAGCGTTTGCCCGAGCTGCACCGAACCACTAGTCAGAGTTGTGACTGTTAAGGTCGTACCGGAAATGGAGCCGGTAAACACTGCGCCGACCTGACCGCCTGGTCCAATCGTGTACTGCACCTGATTGGTCGCTGTTGGGAAAATGATCTCAGTCTGATAGCTGATCATCATCCGTTCGTTGGACCACTGATCCAGAATGTCGTTCAGCATATCGAACGCATCCTGAGCTGCGTCAGCGGTGGGGCTTTCCCCAGCCTCGAGCGCCCCAATGTCTTTCAAAGACCGCGAGATAATTTCAATTGGCGCAGTCATGATCAATACTCAATGATTACGTAGCCGTTCAACGTCGGAGGAGACGCCCCGTCAAACAACGCCTGCACCGGAACAATGTTGGTTGTCCCTCGGCATTGATTGGCTAGTGTCCCGTCAAAAGTCTTGTCGATGTAATTCGCCGAGCCAATCGAGAATGTTGAGTTTAGAGCCGTGCCGCCTGCCGGCCCTGGCGTGCTGCTGGTGCCCGGACCCTGCGCTGTCAGGAAAGCACCGAGCGATGTATTGCCGCCACCAGATGCAACGGTAACCGCAATTGTTTGAGCCGGCGTCACCGTGATAAATCCAGCCGCGACCGTATAAATTACGGTCGTGCCGTTTGAGTAAACGCCGCTGCCAATCGTGGCTCGCAGCCGAGTGACGCCAGCAGGCACGGTAAACGTATCTGATCCGCTGGTGACCTTGTAATACAAGCTGAATTGCAGAACGCCGGTGCTGATCGTTGGCGTAACCGAAACAGCGCTGATCACTTCGTTGTTAGAGCCGCCAATCGTGATCGTCGTCCCGTCAGGACGCAATGCACCAATCTGCGCAGTCGTGGCAACCGGCAGCGCTGCACGCTTGATAATAGCGTCGTAATTCAACACCGACGAGATCGAATCGCGGTACAGGTAACCGCCACCGCTCACCGGCAATGATTGTCCGGTTGTTGACAATGTGCTGCCAACGTAGCTCAAACCCGAGCCGACCGTGACGTTACCAATGCCGCCAGCCCCGTCACCACGCAGAATTGACGTGCCGCTTGTGATGCCCGTCAGATCGTTGATGCCAGAGATGTTGTCGTAAGTGCCGATAGTGACTGCTGTACTGGTCTGAAGCACCAGCTTATAAGCACCACCCGTTGTTAGCCAAACCTGATTTGGCGTGCGCCCTGCGCTGTCCAACACAATCGGGTTGGCATTGGCAATGGTTCCCGCTGCGCTGGTATACGTCGCTTGTGGCGTCGTCGTTCCTGCGGTGTACGTGTACAGCAGTCCACCGGCCAGCGGAATTCCGAGATTGTCGAAAAACTGCCAACCGGCACCAGCTAACGGGGATAGTTTAACGGCCATGATTTACGCCTGGCTGATCTTGTAAGCTGCGACCAATGAATCGTAATTGCTGCCGACCTGAGCTTTCAGCACGTCACGGATGCGGATTGATTTATTCTGTTCAGCTTTCTCGGTGCGAACCAGAACGCGCAAACGGTCGCGGTACTGAAAATCACCAATCGTTGCCACTTGATCGTCGCTCAGCTCATGCGGCAAATCCTCGGTTTTGACCGTTTTGAATGCCTCAAGATCTGCTGGCCAATCACCAGCCGGAAGCGCCTCGAGCATTGCAGCATAGTTGTCAATGTTGAGCTGGTAGCCGTAGATTTCCATTTCACGATGGAACGCATTCATGACTAGGCCAGCTTGTTTCTCTTGGTCGGTGATCATGATTTACCTTGTTTGATTGCTAAATGATACGCAGTTTGGAACGCCTGGTGCCGTTGCCGGATTAGAGTACGCTGAGCCAAAACCGCTCGGAGTCCAACGCCAAACCGTAGTGTACGGAGATGCAACCGTTTGCGCTCCAGCAATTGCCGATGTAGTGCTCGACCAGTCAGTAGATTGTCCGGTCGCATTAAACAACGGGCTTGCAAACTGAGAACCAAAACCAGCACCCCAAGCATAAACCTTAACCCCTGGCGTGCTATTGGTTCCGATAGAAATTGCAGCACCACTTGGCGCAAACCTTACCGAATAAACCGTTCCACCAATAAATGTAGATGGGTTGGCATATTTTACGCCGAAACCAGACGGTGATACAGCATAAGACGCTACAAACGGATTCGAAGTGCTGCCCACTGCAAGATCATTGGTTACTTGGTTGAACGATATGCTTCCGGCATTATTGCCAAAAGGTGGCAGCGACGCAGGATTTGCATATTTGGTGCCGAAGCCAGTCGCAGATGACCACGGAAACAACGAGATAACCGGCGAGCTTCCTTGACTGAATGCCACCTGAGTATTGGTGCCGTTTAGCGTGATTCCAGTCGTTGTGCCAACAGAATTGAGTGCCGGACCATTAGAATATTTAGATCCGAATCCGGTCGTTTGATTCCACGCCCATGCCTGTGGAAAGGATTGCGCGGTGGCATTGGACGTCAGGATTGCATCAACACTGTCTGTCCAAGTGAACCCTGCTGGACCGCCACCGCCTGGGCTTAAAGCACTGCCAGGATTGGAATATTGCGTCCCAAAACCAACACCAGACCATTGCCAGACGCTGAAATAAGGAGCCGAAGTAAATGACGCTGATAGATTTGAGTTGTTGCGAACAAAGGAAACCTGGCTGATTGCGTTAGGAATGGTCGGAGCGGTGTAGATTGACCCGAATCCGGTGGTGGAGTCCCATCCATAAACAGAGATTCTCTTGAGCGGTGTTGCGCCACCGTAAGCAATAAAAACCGATGGCGTTATCGCACTGCTTCCGGGAAACATCATTCCCAAGAAACCACTCATGTCACGCCAGTCCCAGAAATGTACCAAGTGTTCACAGCGACCTTCAACAGCGTTGCAATTCCGTTGCTGGCCAATGACCGAGTGCCAGCAGATGCACTGTTGGCGAGCTGTAGCGTAACGCCAGACTCAGGAGTGATCGTCAAAGCCGTGTTGTTGCTGACAATGCTGATCACCGTCCCAATGTCGAACGCCACCGATGCGTTGAGCGGCACAATGATTCCGCTGGTGATGTAGTAGTGCTTGGCACTATCAGACAGAACCAGCGTGCCACTCGAGTTTGTTGACTTCGGCATTGTGCGGAAGCCAAACTGGAAATTGCTGCCGCTGCTATCGAGCACCGTTGATGCGCTTGACAAATTTGAGATGGTTTTGTTGGTCAACGTCTGCGTGCCGTCAACCGTGACCACCGTTGAATCAATCGCAATTGTGCCGCTGCTAGTAATCGTGCCGCCTGTCAGTCCCGTGCCTGTCGCCACGCTGGTGACCGTGCCAGCAGCTGAATAGTTTGGAATGTTAAGAACATTGGAAACCAGCGTTGCAGCGCCAGTCGATCCCGTCGTGCTGAGCGTAATTGGCGATTGAAAATCAGTATTGGCAACCGCTGCTGCAAGCGCTCCACCGCTGCCCTTAAGCATTCCTGTGATGCTAGTGGTTAGCGTAATAGCCGGCGTCGTGGTTGGCGTTGCCACCGTACCAGCAAACCCGTTTGCACCGACCACAGAAACCGTCGTGACCGTGCCGGTGCCGGCGCCAGAAGCGTAGTTTGGAATGTTGAGCGTCGTTCCGTTGAACGTCGACGCGCCACTTGTGCCGACAGTCGTTAGCGCAATTGGACCCTGGTAATCCGTATTGAGTACGGCATTGGCCAAAGCGCCACCAGAGTTGGCCTTTTGCAGCGCCGTGCCGCTCGGTGGAGTTAGGTAGTCCGTGTTCGCTACGGCAGCGCTGACGGTCGTGCCATCGCCTTTTAGAACGCCTGTGACGGTCGTGCTGAGCGTAATGGATGGCGACGTCGTTGGATTGGCAACGGTACCAGCAAGACCGTTGGCAGTGGCAACAGAGACGGTTGTGACCGTGCCGCTACCGCCACCGCCACCACCACCAGCAATTGCCCTGAGAGCCATTAGAGTCCTTCGCCTGGGGTAATTTCAAACGCGCCAGCAGCATCTGCTTGAAACCAAGCATTGGCAGGAATGCCGCCAAAGACCTCAACAGAACTAGGAAGGAATCCAAGCGTCTGCCGTTTGGGGCTTCCGGCTGTTGGCGCTGCAACCGTGATCGTTGGCGTTGGATTGCCAGGAGACGGTGCATACCAGGCTAAATACTGCGCCGATGCGCTGGTGTTGCGCACTCGATAGCTAGTTGGGTTGTCGTTGTTGGTAGATGCGACCTGCACCGGAGACGTGCCAACAAGGTAGGTCGGGCCAAATGGCGTAAATGGTGAGTTATACATTGATCAACACCCAAGAAGTTGTTTCTTCGTCCCATTGATACCGCTCGCCGTCCGTTGGATAGGCAACAGGCGCATCCCACAAGCAAGTGTCTTCGTTCAGCGTCCAGCTTGTAAATGGCTGCGGTGGAATAAACGCATCGCGTTGGGCATCGTACTTGTAGCCCACCCCGGCGTAATTCTTGCGAAATGGCCGACCTTCTGGATGTTGTCCACCAACTGTGTTGTAGCTAGTGCGCTTCCAAATGTTGCCTGTTTCAAGCAACAGGATCTGCTCCATGCCAGATTTGACCGTTTCGTCCCATCCGGGGACAACACGGATTACAACATTCTCGTGATTGAGTTCTGCGTAATGTGCCATTTTATGCCCAAGAAATTGTGCCAGTACCGGCACTAAAACGATACACTTTATAGCCAGAACGGATAGTGGTATTAGGCGTGGTTGAGCCTGACGCATTGTCAACCCATGCGCTACCGTTCCAATTCTGTGTAGTCAATCCAGCACCAACAGACGCAAGGTTATTGAACGTATCTGGATAAGCAATAATTACAACACCAGAACCGCCATTGCCGCCATTCACCCCAACTGAATTTACAGCCGCACCACCTCCACCACCGCCTGTATTAACTGTTGCAGCCGTTGGTGTTGTTAGATTGCTACCATTTGCTCCACCAGCTTGGCCTGTACCGCCAGTTGAGCTTGGGTTGGTGTAATCGGCCGCACCACCGCCCCCGCCAGCATATGACGCAGCCAAACCCGTTATGCTGGTCCCAGACGTGTAAGTTGTGCCACTTCCACCGTTTGAACCGTTTGGAGTTTGACTATCAACCCCCAAACTTCCAGAGCCGCCGCCTCCGGGAGATCCAAATCCACTACCGGCATTTCCATTACCACCAGCAAAACCTTGTCCAGCAATTCCAGTACCGCCAGCACCGCCAGCACCGCCGCCTCTACCGCCGCCTCCAGAACCTCCGTTTACATCAGTAGAGCTGCTGTAATTAAAACCTTTTCCTCCACCACCGCCTGTTGCCGTAATGGAAGAAAAAACAGAACTTTCTCCTTTACCACCAGCCTGTCCAGATGCTGTCGGTTGACCCGTTGCACCAGCACCAACTGTGACTGTATATGGTGTACTTCCAGCCACGGCAAGGGTGCTGGCTAACAATCCTCCTGCACCACCACCACCGCCAATAAAGACACCACCGCCGCCACCACCGGCGACAACAAGGTATTCAACGGATGTTGGTGCGGTTGGCGCACCGCCGCTCCAACTCATCACTCCTGCGGTTGTAGCCACAAGCGTTGAGCCATTAGCCGTAGGCAAAGCCGTTGGCAGCGTATAAGCAGTATTTGCCGCTAGTGTCGCTGGAGATTGAAACGAAGCATAGTTGCTGTTGTCGCTATCGGCAAACCGCAACGGTGTCGCAGCGCCCAATTGAAGATAACTGTTATCGCTGGTGATGTTGGAAACCGTTGCCGGAGCTGCGCCAGCACCACCACCAACAACCAGAGCGTTTGTTGCAAGCAATGCACTTGAGGTTAATGCTGAAGTGCCAGAATAATATGGAATGCCACCGGAAGTTCCACCTGTTAGCCCTGTGCCGCCATTGGCAACCGGAAGCGCCGTTCCAGAGTAAGTGAGCGCCAACGTGCCAGACGTTGTTACTGGGCTTCCACCGACCGTCAAAAAGGCTGGCGCAGATAATCCAACTGATGTAACCGTGCCTGAACCGCCACCTGCCGGAGTCGCCCAAGATCCGTCGCCACGCCAGAATGTTGAGCTTGTTGCACCCGTTCCGCTATTAAGATTTCCAACCGGCAGATTGCCGGTTACTTGGCTTGCCAAATTAACGCCTGTCAATGCACCGCCAAGCGTCAAGTTTCCAGAGCTGGTAACCGTCCCGCTGAGCGTAATGCCGTTAACGCTACCCGTGCCGCCAACCGATGTAACGGTACCCGCTCCAGCCGGCGTTGCCCATGACCCATCGCCGCGCCAGAACGTCGTTGCAGATGCGCCCGTGCCGCCATTTAGATTAGTGACCGGCAGATTGCCAGTGACGCCAGTCGTGAGCGGCAAGAGCGTTGCATTGGTCAACACAAGAGCCGTTGGAGTGCCAAGAGCCGGCGCCGTGAGCGTCGGGCTGGTCAGCGTTAATCCGGTGATGGTCCCTGCCGTAGCGCCGAGCGATACCGCGGTTGATCCAATCGTGACCGATGAGTTGGTCAGTCCGGCATTCGGAATCGTCGTGGATGCTGTCACAGCGCTTGCGCCGTTGGCATACATATAACCCGTCAGACCCGTGACGGTCAGCGTGGAAAACGCGCTCGAGCCAGATGCGGCAACCTTCTGCCATGCTGAGCCGTTATAGACCGCCCAGTCACCAATCGCCCAGGTCGTGATGCCGTTTAGGTTAGTCGAGCCAGCCGTTGAGACAACGTAGTAAAACCCAAGCGTCCCAACGCTCGAGGTCAGCGTCGGACTATTGGTCGACGCATTCCAGGTTCCTTGGTAGCTGTTGCTAGTCGTCGCAACCGTACTTGCAGCGGTGATCCGGCCCTGAGCGTCAATCGTGATCTGAGGAATACCAATCGACGTGCCGTAGCTGCCAGCAGTGACCGCAGTATTGGCCAGCGCAATCGTGCCGGTCGACGTGATCGGACCACCCGTCAGACCAGTCCCGGTTGCGACGTTAGAGACGCCACCAGCGGTTGATGCAATGGTGACCGTGCCGCCTGGCCCCGTGTCTGTCAGCGTGATATTCGTGCCGGCTGTCAGAACCCGCTCATTTGGCAGATCCAGCGACGCGCTTAGAGTTACATAGCTGTCGGCTGCCGATCCACCAGAGCTAATTGGCTGGCCACCTGCGCCAACCAATGTAACAAAATTTCCGTTAGCGTCATAAGTAGCGCCAACTGGGACCACGTTCGTAGACGTGACTACGTTTACCTGATTTGTCTGCGACATTTTCTATTCCAAAATTAAAGAAAAAAGCCGACCCTTGTGAGATCGGCTTTCTCCTTATTTGCCCAACTTATGGCAGGAACGTGAGGTCGTAACCGTAGACAAACACGTCAACGGTGGCAGGATAAGACGCTGCCGTGCCGACGTTAAAGTATACGGCCTGACCCGTCTGAGCTGCCGTAGACGCTACAGTTCGCTGCGATACCACCGTGGAGCTGGTCAATGCGCTCAGGCTGGCATTCGCCACGATTGCGGTGCCGCTTGCGCCAGGCGCTGGAAACACGCCGGCCAAAGGGACAGTTGCGGTGCTTAGATTTGCCGAAGCGTTTGTCACAATGACGTTAGAAACGCTGTAGCTGCCCGTGTTGAGAATCGGCAGAACGGTGTCACCCGTTACTGCCAAGCTGACTGACTGAGCCGATGCCAACAAACGCAGAGCTTGGTTTGAGCCAAGAACCTGCGGATGATTGGCAACGGTAGTTGCGGGTCCCGGATTCGCCATGATTAATTCCTTAAATCTTTGTTAATTAAGCTGCGACGCGGCAAGCCAATTCGGGATACAACATTGCCCAACCGTAAAGCACATCAAGACGGCAAGGAATACTGTCGTTATTGATTGTATACTGCCTACAAACACGAATGGACAAGCCGAGTTCTTTGTCCGATGCACGTCCAGCAAATACGACCCCCATTGGCAATTCTAAATCGGCGCAAGCCAATGTTTCGCAATTGCGGTGGAGAATAATGTTTTGTGGGCTAACGGTGCCGGTGTTGTTGAACGGGGTAACAACAGCCGAGCTGCTGGTAGCCGAAACAAACACGTTCTGGAATTGACCAGCGGTGATGATTGCAGGAGAAACCGTAACCGATGCCGAGCCACCTGAGCTAATGGTCACAGCGCTGGTAACAACGAAGTTACGCAGACGGTTCGTGCCATATGGCTGACGGTTCTGCGGGTTGACCGCGTAGACGTTAGCGATGGTGATCACGTCGCCTTGCTGGATCGGTGCTGCTGCCGAAGCTGCTGCAATGGTGATCGTCGATGACGATGCCCAGCCAGACGTCAGCGAGCCGGTAAAGGTCGCGGTGTTGGTCGAAAGGGTTGCACCAGCGTAGGAGCCAAACGTCTGCGATACAACGTTCTGATCCATTTTCCAGCGCATACCAGCCGAGTCGGTGCCCATCATGCCCTTCTCGTACTGCTCGCTGATCTTTGCCGAAGGCATAAACAAGCCTTTGAGCGAATCAACGATGGTTGCAGACGTGAATGGCTCAACGATGCAAGCACGGCGACCGTCGCGTGGTGCTCCTTCTGAATCCAGATAAGCCTGGCCGGTCAGGTAGGTCAGCAGCGAGGTAGGTGGTACGCCAGCAGTGCCAACGATGTTAGCGATGTTGTTTTTAGCCAAAACCAAACCGTCACGGTCGATCTTGTTGGCGATAGCAGCAACGCCGGGTTTGATCACGCGATCCGAGAACATATCCAGCGAGAGAGCCAGATCCGCGGTTGAGAATTGCGTATCAACGTGGAATTGGGTGTTCAAAGTGACGGGTACACTTGTCTCGTTGAAGTCCTCGACAGAGAGTGCGGGTCCCGAGGTTCCAATAAACCGTGCTGGTTTACGGACGTTAACGGTTGCGCCAATCTTTGCACCGGCAACAGCGAATTGGTCGTCATATTCGCGGTTGACTTCGCCGGTAAAGGTGAGTTCGTTTTCCAAGACCATCAACGCTTCGTTGGTGATCTTGCTGATCGTTAAAAGGGTATTGGCCATTTTATTTCCTTCGCGTCATAGACGCATTAAATCTGTTTACCTGATCTTGCCGGCTTGTCTAGCCGCTTTCCATGCTGCGTAAGTCCCATGAAACTCACCTTTGGAATTCACAAGATTATCAGCGGTTGCGTTGCTTGACTTGATAGGGTTAATCGGGGCTGGTGCCTTGCTTTTTACCACAGATCGCTCAGGTTTGCCAGTTTCAGATTTCTCAAACTTTGCT